CCCCAAGGGGCTACGTTTGTATAGAAATTCATAATATAGTTATACCACCTTTGTGGGTAAAAGTCAAGTCCAATTATCTCGATTCATATAAGTTTTGAGTATTTCGGATGTGATACTAAATTTACCTTTTTCTTTTTTCAAGGCATCTTTATATAAGTCTTTTGGTATAGTAGAACCAGAGAATGTAGATTCAATACCCATAAGTCCAGGCGTAGAATTTACCTCAATAAAATATGGTTTATCTTTTTCTCTATCTTTTGCTGGAATGAAGTCAACTCCAACAACATCACCATCAACTGCTTGTGCAGCTCTGATTGATTCAAACTTTTCCATTTCTGTGAGTTGAAATACCTCTGGTTCAGAACCTTGAGATACATTACTTCTAAAGTCACCTTCAATGATAGGTCTTTTCATTGCACCTAAAACTTCTCCAGCAACTACAATCACACGAACATCATAATCTGTCTTAATTTGTTCTTGTAACAAGATATCAATAAATTCATCTTCACGATATAAAAGTTGTACAATACCATGAAGTGCTTTTTCACTTTCTACAAACATAACACCAACACCTTGAGAACCGATTGATGTTTTAAGAATAAGTGGATACTTCACTCCCAACTTATCAGCAGCGAATGGAGCTCCTTCTTTATGTCTGACCAAAACAGTCTTTGGTGTATTAATATCGTTTTGTTGAAAGATAACTTGGTTATACCATTTATCATTACATATCTCATTACATAAAACAGAGTTAACAACTTTGTAACCAGAACTTTCTAATGTTCTAGCCATAGTCCACCAAGAACGACAACCAGATTTTGCATTTAGTCCACGCATCATAACTAAAGTATCTTTTGGATTTATCTTAAAAGGTTTTGCATACTCCACATCTTTTTTAGTATCTGGTAGTTCTGCTTTACCTTTATCATCTACTGGATAAGAATAAATTAATTTACTATCACCATCTGCATCTTCCATATAACAACCCATAAGTTCTGCAAGGAAAACAGTAATACCAAGTTCTTCTGCTTTCTTCTTTACCATAGGTGCAGTTTCATTTGGGTCTAATGGGTCATCATGAGAAAGTATAAGTAACTTATATGGTTTCTCTGGAGATTGTTCTTGGAGGTATCGTTTTAAAGATATTACACCAACATCTGTATCAAACTCCATTCTTTCTCCTAACATCACTTTTAATCCTTAAATTCTGAAAGATACTTGTTAATCATTTCTAGTCTATCATCAGCAGATGCAAGTTTATCCAACTCTGCAATCACTGCTTCGGTAACATCTGAATGTTCACCAATACCAGCAGGCATGGTCTGATAAACTTTTATATTCGCTAAATGTACTGCAATTTCACCTTCTGCTTGTTTCCTTGCAGCTTCAATAATATGTTCACCAACTTTCATTTTATCCTTCTTTCTTTTTTCCAATATTATATTTTGTTTCTAAAGACCACTCATTTTTTTCCTTAAAACTAATGACCTTTATTTGTGATAGTGGTGCAGCTTCAACTTTACTTTCACTTATCACCTTTACCAATCCCCAATCTGTTAATAGATTAGCGATTGTATTCCGTCTTGCGATATCGTTTTCTGAGATATTTGTGTCCTTACCATCAAGTGCAAATAACTCCTTAAAATGAACAATGTAGTATTTACCTTGTTTATGTAGGATATGGCAGGACTGGAATAGAGTTTTGTTTTTTCTTGACGCAACACCAATGCGAGAAAGTGTCTCACGAACTTTAAGAAAGTCATCTGGTTCTTTCAAACCCACCTCAAGCATTTGGTCTGGTTTCCATAAACTATCATTCATTTTTTCCACCTTTTTTCAATTTTTCTTTTATATAGGCGATTTGTTCATCATTTAGTATGTTCAAGGCAGACCTTGCTTTTTCATTATTATAACCAAAGTATTCTTTAACACATTCTAAATTTTTTGTTTTACTCGCCTTCATCCAAGGAGCATATCTATTCTGCTTCCTTAGACTATTTAGTAAAAAATCATATTGTAGTTTAGTATCAAGATGGTGGTGGAAGTTCATCTCATTTACTAACATGATTGTATCATTAAATGGTGCTAGACACTTATTCATGATAAATGGTGAATACTTCTTTTCATAAAGAGGGTCATCGCCATCCATCAAGTTCTGTTTAGTTTTGTTGATTGAGTTTAGATATTCTTTAAGTTCATATGCCATTACTTAAACTTCACTTGAGACATAAGTTCTGTCATACACGCAAGAAGATTTATTTCTTGGTCTGCAACAAAGGCGGATTTATAAGAATAATCAGCAAGTATAACAACAGCGTGGGGAATAGTAGAAGGCACCAAACTATCATAAAGGGAATCATAAATCCTACGATAAACACGGCTTGGGTCATTATCAAGATTGTTGACAATCCATCTACGAACATTGGAAAACTCTTTACCTTTAAGAAACGTAAGAAGTTCTTTGATTGAGTTTTCAGATAAGTTAACCAGTATTCCAGCATCAATTGTTCCACTTGCACTATATCGTTGCAACTCATTTAGAACCCTTCTCCAATCTGGAAAGAACTTTTGAATGAGTGATGCAACTACTTTTTTATCATAGTATATCTGTTCATTATTTAGGATTACCTCTAACCTATTCATAAAGTCCATTGCAAGTTGTGGTTTCTCTTCATTAGGAATACGAAACTCAATACTTGAACAACGACTATGCAAAGGTTCAATGATACGGTTCTTGAAGTTACAAGTTAGAATAAACCCACAGTTCTTACTGAACTCTTCTATAAAACCACGCAACGCAGGCTGTGTAGATTGTGGGTTTAGATAATCTGCTTCATCTAGAATTACATACTTACGTTTACCATCCATAGAGACAGTACTCGCAAAGTTCTTGATTTTGTTTCTAAGTACATCAATACCAGATTCTTCAGAACCGTTAATCATCATGTATGTACAACCAAGTTCCTCTAACATTGCTTTTGCAACAGTAGTCTTACCACAACCAGCAGAACCAGATAATAGTAAGTTAGGACAATTTTGATTGTCTACGAATTGTTGAAATGTTTGTTTCAACTCAAAAGGAAGTATTGCGTCACTAATTGTTTGTGGACGATACTTCTCTACCCATAATATTTCATTCATAAAGTTTTCCCTCAAGCAGCTTCTAGTGCAATAAAGTATTCTACATCTTTGTTGATGTTCTTGAAGTTTGAGATACCCTTAGATGATACCTTAACTTCATAGTCACCAGAAAGTAACTTCAAGTTTTCTACCTTGAAGAAAAACTTCTGATTAGGCGTACCACCTTCTCCAACTTCAACACTAAAACTGTTTGAAGTATCATTCTTTCGGTCTGAAACTCTAAGGTTCATATGACCAGTTTCATCTACATCCAGAACCATATCTGGAACACCAAGAACAGATGAAGCCTTCAATACTTGATTGAATACACTTTGTTTAAGTGTAAAGGTTGCATCTGGGTCAGGCATTGTGATATCAGATTTTGGTGTAGTCACAACAGTTGGGTCACTGTAAAAATAATTCAGTGATTGACCACCTTGTGAAATTTTTACACTACTATCACCAAAGTCTAACTCTGGGTCATCAAACAATGACATTGCAGATAGGAACTCGTTCAAATCATAGATTGCGAATTCACTTTCAAATATATCTGGTAGAGTTGCTTTAGATACAATGTTCTTCATTTGAGACATTGTTGCAATTTGATTACCAGATGTTACCAATAGATTAGCGTTGATTGTCGAATAGTTCTTCAACACTTCTCTAGTATCATTACTAAGTTTCATATCAATTTTTCTCCTTGTCATGATTATGTAATGCGATTATACCATAGTGGATTACTTTAAGCAAGTCTTTTCTTGCATCTTCTCTAGCACCTTTTTTCCCATAGCGTTGGGCGTACTTTAGAATATTACCAATACAGAATCCTTTACCGTGTCCACTATCTAAAATGAACTCAGTTGCTTGGAATTTGTTTTGGGAATAATGTTGGTCGTAGGTATTATCTACATATTCTTTTAATTCATGAAATATTCTATCTTCAGAATATTTGTAATCTATAGATGTTTCTTCTACGACAGGCTCTTCTTTTTTACCAAAGATTTTCAAATGTAAACTCCATAATATAATATTGTGAAGAGGGGGAAACCCCCCTCTCCGATTTCAGTTTAGTATGCGTACTTTGTACCAAGTACTTTTGCAATACCAGCAGAAATGATTTCAGCTGATGGTGTACCAAGTCTATATGCAACACCTTTTGCAGTGTCGTTTGTATAGATACAATGACCTTCACTCTTTAGAGTATCAATCATTTTAGTTGGTGATACAAGGTCAAATCTTTTTCTCAAAGTCTTCCATGTCACATTTTCACCTTTTGATAGAAGGTTTAGTACCTTCTGTTTTTTAGACATTTTAGGTCTACTCATAATATATTTCTCCTTATCATGATTTACTGTTTAGACTATAACATAAAAGAGGAGTGATGTCAAGTCACTCCTCAGTATTTCTATCAATTATTTGATAGTAATCAGTTGAGGTTTTTTCTCCTCTGGTACAATTCTCTCCAATGAGATAGTCAACATCCCATCTTTAAGTTCTGCACCCTTTACTACGATATCATCTGCAAGAGTGAACTTTCTTGTAAAGTTTCTCTGTGAGATACCTTTGTAAAGTGTGTAATCATCAGTAGAACCAGTGTCTTTATCTTTCATTGATTTTACTGTAAGAACACCTTCTGCAACTTCAATTTCAATATCTTTCTTACTGAAACCAGCCAGAGCCATTTCAATTTCAAATTTGTAATCCTCTGTCTTTTGAATGTTGTAAGGTGGGTAACCACCAGTCGATTCTGCTTGATGTGTAACGTAATCAAACAATCTATCGAACTGTCTATCGAAACCTACTGCGTAGGGAGTCATGTGGTTGTAATCAAACGCCTGAAGAGCGTTTCTAAGTGTGCTTAAATTTGTCATAGTTTATCTCCTTTATTAAGCAAGATTAATGTGCAGACCGATAATTCGCATCTACACCTATATTTATATGGGGATTAATTTTCAAAAATCAACCCCCACACAAAACTTTTTTTAGGCAGCTTCTGCATATTCCAGAGCTTTGTCAAGTGCTTTCAACTTGACCCTACGATTTCGTCCATACCATGATGAAGTCATTCGACCATCATTAGAACGTCCTTGAACATGGTCTGTCATGAAAGTGACAGTGTTGAAAGCGTTCCAGAATGAACCTTGAGCAAAGTTTGCACCAGGCTGTGTATCCAAATGTTCCATAGCAATCTTTGCATTATTGGAAGTAAATGGTGTTACACCGTCTACTTTTTCCTTTGCAACTGAACCGAATACTTCATTAAAGTACTCAACGATATTCTCAGAAGTGTATCGTTTTGAACCAAGGAACTCAGCCATTGTTTTGTACTGTTCCATTTTCTCACGAGCGATACCCATTTGTTCTTTAACCTCAGCAGAGTCAAACTCTTTTCTGTGATTAACTTTAACCATTGCATTACTATCTTGTGATAGTGAAAGTGTCAATGTGTTGTGACAAACTACACGAATTGGTGTCATACGAATATCAATCGCTTTACCAAACTCATGTGGATTTGAGAACAAAAAGTAATTCTCTGTTAC